GATAGCGCCAACGATTTGGCGCAATTAAATACTGAATCCGCGTTATATGTGCATCAGCGCGATAAAGATACAACCAGGCAAATCTGGTTGGGCGGCGTAGTGGTCTGCATAGACTGCGAGATGGCGATTCCGTCGCCACGTTTACTTGTTATTCCCGATTGCGCACGCTGTATTGATTGCCAAACGGCCCACGAAATAAGGGCAAGACAATGAACGCAATGACGGTGACGTTTGATGTATGGGATTTGCTGAAAGCTATCGGTCCGCTACTGACCGCATTTGTAGTGGCGATGTTCACGGTCGGAAAGTTATTGATTGGGCAATTCGATAGGCGACTGAATGAGCGTTTTGTCGCTCAAGATTTAGCACGCAAAGAATCTCAAAAACATTGGGATACCAAGTTTACCGCGCTGGAGAATGCCGCCGCAGCTGAAGCGAATGAGTGGCGGCGTATTGAGCGGGATATTTTACTGATGAAAGCGGACCTGCCTAATCAGTATGTCCGCAGGGATGATTACATTCGCAATCAGAGTGTTATCGAATCCAAAATCGACGGGCTGGCCGTACGCATTGAAAACGCTATTTTAAAAGGGGAACGTCATGGCTGATTTAGCCAAAATACGCCGCGAAGCGGTCCGCTGGATGATTTTATTAACGCTGAATAATGCCAGTCCGGTGGGTGCGTTTGAAAGCATCGTGCTATCGGTAGTTCAAGCCGAATACCCGGACGCGACGCAGGATGAGGTGCGCAAGAATCTGGATTATCTGGAGAAGCGGAATTTAATCAGTGTTCATAAGCACCCTGATGGCCGCTGGTTTTGCGAGCTGGAGCGCTACGGCATGGATGTGGTTGAGTATACCGTCGATGTGGAGCCGGGTATTGCACGGCCGGTGAAGTATTTCAATGCCTAAGCCATCCGCAATTGACGGACTGACGCCAGAGCAACGTACTCAGTTTGAATCCGAGCTGATCAAGCGCAACTTTAAGGATTACACGGGCCTGGTCGAGTTTCTGGCCACCCGTGGGCTGGAGATTTCGCGCAGTTCCGCCTATCGGCACGGTTCTAAATTGCAGCGCCGGTTACAGAACGTACGCAACTCGACCGAGGCGGCGCGGCTGATTGCCGAAGCAGCCCCTGATGATGCGGATTTGCGATCAGCGGCGGTGATATCGCTGGTGCAATCCGAGCTGTTTGATGTGATGGTGACGTTGCAGGATCTGGATGAGGCGGAACCGTTTGAACGGGTTGGGCTGCTGAAAGAATGCGCACGGTCGGTGCTGGATATGACAAAGGCCAGTGTGTTGCAAAAACAATGGGCTGAAAAAGCCAAGGCCAAGCTGCAAGCTGCGGCGGCAGAGGCTGAGCCTATCGCTAAAAAGGCCGGGTTGTCCGACTCCGATTGGGCTGCGATCCGGGCCAAGTTCCTGGGCGTTGAAGTCGAGGCCGGGTAATGGTCTTTTCTCAATTAGATGCGTTATTGGCAATAATGTTTGCGCTGTTAATTACGTTGGCCAGCTTACCTAGAAGCGGAAAATGAGCGAAGTAGAACCGGTCACTGTAGAGCCTATCGAGGTTTCGGCAGGTGAAAAAAAAGACCTGCTCGATTTGGTTGATGAGCAGCAAGCGTTACGCGCTACGCGTAAGTTGCCGCCCGAGCAAGTCCCTAAAATTCTGCTGCCTTATCAAATCCGCTGGCACCTGGATCAATCTAATGTCCGCATCGCGGAAAAGTCGCGCCGAATTGGTTGGTCATGGGGCTGTATCGCGGCTGAAGGCGCGTTGGAAGCGGCGGCCGAGCGCGGCATGAACCAGTATTACATGGGCTATAACATGGGTATGGCCGCTGAGAATATCGGCGATGCGCTGACCTTTGCCCGCGCGTATGGAATGGTTTGTTCTGCAATCGATATTAGCCGCGAGCGCGAAGTAAGGCGCGAGGTAAAAAATGAAGTGATCAGCGAAACGCGGCAAGATATTACCCGGTTTCGGCTGACGTTCGCCAGCGGCCATATTTATGAGGCGCTATCGTCGTCGCCATGGAACTGGCGAGGCCGTCAAGGTCATGCATTGATTGATGAGGCGGCGTTTCACCGCAATTTGCGCGAGGTGATTAAGGGTGCGCTGGCGTTTTTGATGTGGGGTGGCCGGGTCGATATTATCTCTACGCATAATTCCGAAGAGAATGATTTTTTCGATTTAATACGCGAGGTTAAGGCTGGCAAGCTACCGACATGGAGCTTGCATCATATCGATTTTGACAAAGCGATTGCAGAGGGATTTTACAAGCGTATCTGTCTGGTGACGGGCCGTGAATGGACTAGGCAAGCTGAGCAAAAATGGCGGGATGAACAATATGCGAGCTATCCCAGCCAGGAAGATGCTAATGAGGAGTTGGGCTGTATCGCTAAGCGCGGTTCCGGCGCTTATTTTACGCGAATGCTGCTTGAGCAATGCATGATTGATGATGTGCCGGTGATTTGCTGGTCTAAGCCGGCCGAGTTTGTCACTGATGAGAATCGGCTGACAGAAACGGCGCAGTGGATTACGGATAACCTGAAGCCGGTTATCGATAATATGACGATGCACAAGACGGTCTATGGTCAGGACTTCGGTCGATCTGGCGATTTGTCGGTGATAGATATATTGCAAAAACGCGACCCTGCCCGCTGGACGATGGCGTTCAAGCTGGAACTGCACAATATTCCTTTTGACGTGCAAGCCGTAATTCGCGATTACGTTTTAGATAATGTACCGATGCTGCATCATGCGGCGTTCGATGCACGCGGCAACGGCCAGTCTCACGCAGAGGCCGCGTTGCAGTTGAAAGGCAAAGCCCGGGTATCGTGCCTGATGGCGACTGCTGCGATGTATATGGAATTTTTCCCGAAATATCATCAATGTCTTGAGCAGCGCTCGTTTTTGATTGCTCGGGATGAAGACGCTATCGCGGATCATCGCCGGGTGGTGCTGGTTAAAGGCAATCCGACGATGGATAACGGCCATGATAAAGGCAAAAACGGTTTAAAACGGCATGGCGATAGTGCTATTTCCGGGTTGATGTCGTATATCGCCACGCTGGCCGAGGGCGGGCCTATTGAGTTTGAGGCTACCGGCGTTAAGCGCAGCTATTTTGTCGAGCTGGGGCAGGTTAAGGATTTGGTTAATGTCGAGCGCGGTACGGTGCGCGGAATGAATGATTTTGATGGGTTTGTGTGGTGAAAGTAGGCGTTCTATTTAACCGGTATGGCGTCTGGATCGGCGCGCATCACTCGACATACAACAAGCGGCTTTGTATTAATGTGCTGCCGATGCTGACGGTGTGGATTGTGTTTGAAGGCGGCGTTTTGCCTAAATCTAATGTTAAAAATTAAGCTATGAATATCATCGATTCAAGAACCGGAAAGCCTTTTGCCGCCAGTCAGCCTATTTTTGATGAGGTGGCCACTACTGAAAACGGCCGGGACATCACTCTAGGCTATGTCGATAGTCTGCCTTTATTGCCGACAACTGACCCGATCCAGAAGCAGCGCGGCTTCGATCTGCGCGTTTACGCCGAAACTCGCCGTGACGATCAGGTACAAACGGCCTTGCAACAGCGCAAATTGGCGTTAACCGGTAAGGAGTGGAATGTGCTGGCCGGTGGCAGTAAGCGTCAGGATAAGGCGGCGGCAGATTTTATTACCGAGCAGCTGGGCAATATCAACTTTGATCGGGCTAATGAGAAGATGCTGGGGACAGGGTTGTTTTACGGCCATGCGATGGCGGAATGTTTGTGGGCCAGGGACGGGGCGAATATTGCCTTGGCTGATATTAAGGTCAAGAATGTCAGGCGGTTCGGTTTTGCGCCTAATGGCGATTTGCGTCTGCTGACGTCGGAGAATCCGATGGGCGAGGCGGTTCCCGATCGCAAGTTTTGGGCTTTTTCAACCGGCGGGGATGATGACGATTCGCCGTATGGCCTGGGTTTGGCCCACTGGCTGTATTGGCCAACGTTTTTTAAGCGCAACGGTATTAAATTCTGGTTGATCTTTTTGGAAAAATTCGGCATGCCGACCGCTGTAGGCAAATATCCGCCGGGGTCTTTGCAAGCCGAAAAAGAAAAGTTGTTACATGCGTTGGCGGCTATCCAAACGGACAGCGGGGTCATTATTCCTGACGGCATGACCATTGATCTGTTGGAGGCGGCGCGTTCCGGTTCTGCTGATTATACGGCGCTGTATGGCCGTATGGATGCGGCAATCAGCAAGGTGATTTTAGGCCATGCCAGTACGACGGACTCCACGGCCGGCAAGTTGGGCGGGGATAATATGGCCTCGGAAGTGCGCTCGGATATTACGGCGGCCGATGCGGATTTGATTTGCTCTTCGTTCAATCAATCTGTCGTTAAATGGTTGTGCGAGTGGAATTTTCCGGGGGCGGCGCAGCCTAAGGTGTGGCGTGAAGTGGAGGAAGCGGAAGACCTGAAGTCAAGAGTGGATAGGGATAAAGTGATTTACGATATGGGCTATAAGCCGACGTTGAAATATGTCACTGAAACGTATGATATGGAGGTTGAGGCTGTTAAGCCGCCAGCACAGCCGCCGACCGATTCGCCGTCGGCGGATGCCACGGCTACGCCTGATGCTGCGTTTGCCGAGGCGGATAGTATGCAGCCTGGGCCGGATGATGTTGATCCTACGCCGGTTTCGGCGATGACTGATCAGCTCGCGACCGAAGCCGGCGGTGCGTTTAAGACAATGATCGATCAAATTACTGCACTGGTGGATCAAGCTGATTCGTTAGAGGCATTGAGCGCTAAGCTGCTGGACGGTTATGGTGGCTTGGATAGTGATGAGCTGTCTAATGTGATGGCGCTGGGGTTTGCTGCGGCTGAGCTGGCTGGGCGATTTGATGTGAGTGAGGGTGGCTGATGGCTAAATTAGTGTCTGTGCTATTTGCCAGAACCGACAGCAACTATAAAAGCATCAACGGCTGTGACGTTTGGGACATTAACCGCGACGCTTTACAGTGGCCGGGCGGAACGCCCGTTGTAGCCCATCCGCCCTGTCGCGCCTGGGGACAGTTAAGCCATATGGCTAAGCCCCGTAAAAATGAGAAGGAGCTGGCGCTATGGGCGGTTGATAGGGTTCGGGAATTTGGCGGCGTTCTGGAGCATCCCAAGCAGTCAAAGCTATGGGCGGCCAAGAAATTGCCGTTACCGAATGAGGTTGATGAGTTCGGCGGTTGGACGCTGCCTATCTTTCAATGTAATTTCGGACATACGGCGGAAAAGCCGACTTTTTTATATATCGTCGGCATTACCCCTGAATCCATGCCGTTGATGCCGGTATCGCCGGGGCCGGAGGCATGTATTATCGGTTCTCATGGGCGGCGCTCCGATGGTAGCCGCTTGCAACCCGGCGATTACGGCTATCGAAAGTCATGTTTCAGGCCCGATAGGGAACATACGCCGCCTAAATTAGCCGAATATCTGGTAGACATAGCCAGGCTGTGTGAGCCATGCCGTTAACTATATCTCCTACCCAGACTGCTTTTAACGCCAGAGGCGACGGCAGTTTTAAATTGCCGTTCCCGGAACAAATCGATTTTTTTAGGCAGAAGCAAAACCTGCCTACCGAGCGTTACGATGACATTCTAAAAGAGGCGCATGATCGCGCGTTTGTGGTGGCCGGGGCAATGAAAGCTGATCTGTTGAATGATCTGCGCAAAGCGGTGGACAAAGCCATCGCCGAGGGCAAGACCATTGACTGGTTTCGAAAGGAATTCGAGGCGATTGTGCAGAAACACGGCTGGGAAGGTTGGACGGGTAGCGATACTAAGGCCGGACGCGACTGGCGGACTCGGGTGATTTACAAAACCAATTTGTCGGCCAGTTATGCCGCCGGCCGCTGGCAACAATTACACGATCCCGATCTGCTTAAAGGTCGTCCTTACTGGAAATATATTCATAACGATACGGTCCAGCACCCGCGCGAACTCCATGTAGCATGGTCAGGGACGGTGCTGCGCTATGACGATCCGTGGTGGCACACGCATTTTCCTCCCAATGGCTGGGGCTGCCGTTGCCGGGTTGCGGCGGTTACCGCCGATGAGTATACAGGCGCAAAACCGCTCAGTGGCGATACTTATACTTATATAAATAAGGATGGCAAGATGCGTACCGTACTCAATAGGGTCGATCCAGATTGGGATTACGCGCCGGGGAAAAGCAATCTTGACAAGTTGATAGGCTTTCGACAGCAAAAAATGGAAAACCTGCCTTGGCAATTGGCCCGTTCAAATGTGATGGATTTGGTCAACAGCTCTATTTTTGCTCGCTTCTTTAGCGGTGAGCTGCACGGTGAGTTTCCGGTCGCGGTGCTGCCGGTTGAGGATCAGGCGTTATTGGGTTCGGATACTGCGACGGTGTTGCTGTCGCAGCATTCTTTGTCCACGCACTTGCTTAGTCACCCTGAAATAGGTTTGGCGGATTATCGTAAGATACAGACCATTTTGGAAGAGGGTGAGGTTTATCGCCAAGGCGATGAGCGTTTGATTTATCTGGCGCTGGACGGTGTTATCTATCGGGCGGCATTAAAACGCACGATGGACGGACAGAAGAATTATTTTTTGACGCTGTTTATCGATGAGCGTGGCAAACCGCCGGGCGGGGCTGTAAAAGTTGAACGGTGACTCACCGCGCGGGAGGCACCCGCGCTTGCCCTCATCAATCGCTGCTGCGAAAGGGGTCGGCAGCCGAGCCGACGGTGAGCGGGTTAAGTATAAATCAATCATGTGGCAATCATGGAAATAATCTACGACGACGCTGAGGTAATCGCTGCTCTGCAACGTCTGCGCGATAGGGTGGGTAATATTCGCCCGGCGCTGGCCGAGATTGGCGAGATGATGACTGAGTCTACCAAGCGCCGGTTTGGTACGACAACCAGTCCTGATGGGGTGCTTTGGGCAGCTAATAGTGATGTTACTATTGATCGAAAAGGCCACGCTAGGCCACTAACAGGCGAAACCGGTGAGTTAATGGATAGCATTCATTATCAACTGTATGGGCATTATGCTGTGGAGATAGGGAGTAATAAGGATCAAGCGGCTATGATGCAGTTTGGCGGTACGAAAGAGGAGTTCCCGCATTTGTGGGGCGATATCCCGGCTCGTCCATATTTAGGTATTTCGGCGGCTGATAAAACAGAGGTGCTCGGTATTATTGAGCGTCATTTGAATTTATGATTTAAGACGGTGCGACTATTAAGGGTGTTACTGCACTATTAATAGCCACCTCTCGCAGAACCAGCCTGCGTTTGGCCTAGGCACCGTGCTGTGTACACAGCGGAGCTAGGTTATCACGCGAGCGTTATAAGATGGAAATTCGTTGCGGGAAATGTAGTAAAAAGTTGGCTGAAGGCGAGTTTATTTGTTTATCGATAAAATGCCCGAGGTGCGGTGCGATTAATCATCTGAAGGCCATCGAGCCTCTCATCAGTACGCCTAGAGCGTCAGACAAAGAGGTTTTATAATGGTAAATCCAATGATTCCCTGGGTAGGCGGTAAAAGGCGTTTGGCCAAACACATTCTGCCAATGTTCCCTGCTCATGAGTGTTATGTTGAGCCGTTTTCTGGCGGCGCGGCGCTATTTTTCATGAAAGAGCCGGTGCGTGTTGAGGTAATCAATGATATTAACGGTGAGTTGGTTAATCTATATCGTGTTGTGCAAAATCATTTAGAGGAGTTTATCCGGCAGTTTAAGTGGTCGCTAGTCAGTCGGCAGATGTATAAGTGGCTTAAGCTGGCGCACGTTGAAACGTTGACCGATATCCAAAGGGCGGCAAGGTTTTACTATCTGCAAAAAATGGCTTTCGGCGGTAAGATCTCGGGGCAGACATTTGGTACGGCTACCACGAGCGCGCCCAGGTTAAATTTGCTGCGGATCGAGGAAGAGTTATCGGCGGCTCATTTGCGGTTATCTCGTGTGTATATTGAGCATTTGGCGTGGGATGATTGTATTCGTCGGTATGACAGGCCGCACACGCTATTTTATTTAGACCCGCCGTATTGGGGGACCGAAGGTTATGGCGTTGTTTTTGAATTTGATCAGTATGCCAGGATGGCTGAATTAGCCGGATCAATCAAAGGCAGTATGATTATTTCGGTTAACGATATCCCTGAGATGCGGCAAGTATTTTCAGGTATGGAAATGTCGGTGGTTGATATTAAATATACTGTAGGCGGTAAGCAGGGCAAATCCGCGAAGGAATTAATTATCCGCAATTTTTAGATTTTTTATGACGCCGTTTTTTCCGTTTAAAATCGGCGTTTTTTTTATTTTCGCTATGCGAAAGTTAATTTATTTTTTGCGTTTCGTTTTATTCTGTATCATTCCGTTTCATTTCATTTATCTCACGGTATTGCTTTTAAATATCTCACTCCCTGTCAATTAGCATGACTGGAGCCAGTAGCCAATATATCGATTGTTACACACCAAAGTTTCCAATT